TATTAGATATATCAAGCATATCCGCAATAGTCATAGATTTAGGCGCATTTTGACTGCCGTAAATGCTTGGATCAAGATTTTGACCTAATTGTGGAACTGAAAGTGATCCTATAGAAATTGCCATAATTATTCCTTAACCTACTTGAGGCCCAATAAATGATGATGAATTAGGATTGGTAGATGGGTTATTCATAAAATTACTTAATGCGTTATTTCCATAACCACCAGCACTTAATTGATTTTGCATAGCATAATTTTGCGCTGTATTTTGTGCGCCAAGCTGAGATGCTGTTGAATAACCAATGCTTCCTAATGAATTTGCAGCACCACCCCAAATATTGCCTTGGGCAACCTGAGAAGCAGCTTGAGCATTAGCAGAACCAATACCTAAATTTGCAATATTAGTTGCAGTACCAAGTTGAGCATTTGCAGATCCTGTAGAGCCAGCAAGACCTACACCAGTATTAGCCAAGTCAATAGCTGCAATATTGCCTCTTTGAGCTTGAAAGTTATTAAATGCATTTTGATAAGCATTAGAAGCATAATCTTCAGCAAACTTAGTTTTAGCCATGTTTGCGTTAGAACCACCACCGCCTACGTTAACATTTTCGCTAGTAGCTCCTAATCCTTGTCCTAGCATAAATTGATAATTTGGAGCTAAATTAGACTTTAAATCGGCAGCCGTAAATTGTTGATTAAAATAAGGATTATTAGCAGTAAGACTACTTAAAGGAGTAGCTCCATATTGTGCATAAGGTGTAAATTGCTGAGAAGCTTGTTGACCAGCAGCAAGCAAATTTCCTTGTTGAGTTAAAGCAGCATTAGCTTGAGTATTGGCTGCATTTTGCGCAGCATTAGCTTGCGTATTAGCACCAAACAAATTACCTACTGTTGATATAACTGCACCAGTAATAACTCCTGCCATAATCCTTCTCCTTAATCCTCAAAACCGAGATTATCAATTAACAGCATTTTAATGCCGTTAGTGAGTTTTTCGGTATCTTTTTGTTCATTTTCTAAAGCTAGTCTATTAGACAATAATCCACATTCAGGAATAACAAATAATCGTTCTTCTACTGTATCTAAATCGGTGCAATCATCTGGATTATCATAAATATCAATCCAAATAACTTCTTCTTCAAATATGCGCCCAACTCGTTTAATTCCTGCTGGGGCATCAAACTCCAAAGGAGCCGTTAAAGTACGAATTTCATCGCCTATATTTACAGCGATTGTACCTTTTACAAGCTTTATTTTATATGGAGTCTTGTGTTCTGCGCCAACAATAACTGACCAAGCAGGGGCAATCATTGTGCGTATATATTTGCCAGGCTCAAACTCATGGATAAACTTTATATCCGCTTGAGGCATCTCCAAAAGAGCATCTTGAAGTCGTTCTACTTTTTCCCTTAATTGAATTACTGGAAGGGATTGTTTTTCAATTAATTGAGTATTCAAAACTGGCCTCCTCCGATTCCTAATAAGGCAGTTAAATTAGTAAATACGCCTGTGGATGGGGTTATATCTCCAATAGGAGTGTTATTAATATCCCCACCACTAATTATGATGTAGTTTACTGTTTGGCTAACCACATTAGGGTTTTGCAGCCAAAAAAGCCATTCTCTAGCTGGCCTATTAGTTAAAGGATCTAGAAAAGGGCTTTGCGGATACCTAATATTGGTGTTAATTGGCCCTGTAGCCATTAATTTTCCCCACCTTCAGCCTTCAAGTTAGCAGAAACAATAACGGCTTTGATTGGATCGGAAACTACGACTTCATAAATACGATCTCTTGCCCAACCTAATCTGCGCCAAATAGCACGATTATTGTATTTTCCGACTTTACCAATCGTTACCCAATGCTCATTAGACCATGTAGAACCGCCATCAGATGACCAACGGAGCATAGACTGAGGATCATCACCTTGACCAGTTTGCAAGCCTACACCAGGCTGAAATTGAATCTGCATTTCTGCAAAATACTGACGTTGAAGGTCTGAAACTAAATGAGGGCATCTACGCAATCTGCGAATTGTTGCGCCATCTTCTGTATAGACTTCGTTATTTAACTGGTAAATCTTGCCGTTTTCGTAATCGCCTACCAAATAGACGTTTCCAAAGAAAGCACCGCAATTTGAACGATGACGATGATAACCAGTAGCGTTATCCCAAGAAAGCCATTTATGCCAAACTTTAGTGGTTAAGTCATAAACCCAAGTCAAATCAATAGAAGGGAATACGACCACATACATTTCATGGCCTTCTAAACGATAGGTATAGGCTCTAGCATCGTCAATCTTTTGGTTCATCAAAGACTGCTCTACAGCATGATTTGACAATCTGACAAAGGTATAGCCTTGAATTGCGCCAATAATGCCTTGACCACGAGCATCTTGAGAAACAAACATGAGCTGTTCTTCAAACTGATATACGCTATTTACCGCAGCGCATCCATGTTGCATCATAGTGCCTGAAATACGGCTAAATGGGAAAGTGGTCAATCCTGAAATTTGACTTCCGACATCCACCCAAACTTCAGTAGTTTGAGAGCCAAATAGGTAAACTTGCCTATGATCGGCAACTACCGCTACGATAGGATCAGGCTCACCATCTTTTGTGCCGTAATAAGCATTTGTAGAATAAGGTGAAGAAAGATCAGTTGCAGCCCAGTTATTAGTGCCAGGTTCGTTGTAAATGTTGTAGTTGTCGATTACATCAACGCAAGTAGCACCTTGCCAAGGGCCATCTGTAGAGGCAAGCTTGGTAAATATATTAGTTGAAGGCACATAAAAATAACGATTAGGGCCATCTACAATATAAGCAAAAATGCCGTCTTGAGGATCTCGATTGTAGGAAATCTGACAATTTCCGCTTGTAGTGCTTAAAGTGCCAATTTGAGTAACTGTATAAGACAAATCAATCTTATAAACTCGATCAGCGCAAACCACAATCATAACGAATGGATCTGTTCCATATAAAGGCTGCATTGCTCTTACTTCACCTGGAAACAGTTGAACAACTTCAACAAGTCCTGGAGTGGGATATAAAGCTATTGCGCCTCTAGAGCCTTGACCTTTATTAGGATCAATTTCTAAATAAAAGTTAATACATTCCTGATCATCTTGATAGATGGAAGGAGCTTCATAAGAAGGGCCAACAAAGCCAAAATCAGCCATTATTTAACATCCTTATAAGCTTCGCCATCACGAATCCTGCGAATGGTGGATTCGCCAACACCATATTCTTTAGCAAGCATGGCAATATTCCTATATCCAATTCTTAATTTAATTTCTAACACTTGTTCAGCAGTTAGAACTCTTTTGGCTAATACAATTTTTCCTGTTTTCGCTTTGCTTATTTTATCTCTTGATTCATCAGATAATTTAGCTCCAAGTTTGTTTTTATTGCCAATACGAACATAGGACATTTTTGCTCTAGATTCAGCAGAATGTTTTTTGCCTTTAAAAGTCATTCCCCATGTAGAAGCACCATAAGTATTGCCTTTTAATTTGGCTTTATGCTCCTCTTTGTGCTTGTATCCAGTTGCGCCCTCGCCACCATCAGTAAGATTGCAAAGTTCAATTCCCATATCTTTCATACAAGCTATTAACAGTACCTCATGGTCTAAAGCTTCAGCTTCGGTATCCCAATGAGCAAGTATTTGAACTTCATAGCCATACTTTGCAACTATATTTTTCCAATAATTATTGCGATTTTTAGAATAAGCCCTTCTACCTATTCCTTTACCAATGTAAAAAATAGTTCCATCAGGCTTTGCGTGTGCGTATGTATAGTGTGTTTTCATAGTGTTATTATACCACCACTCACAATCATGGTTTACCTGAAGAAGCCTCCTGAGAGTATCCAACCAGCATCACGACTACGACCCACCAACATAGAATCTGGATAACCAGCAGCAGCTATTGGTCGCATATTGTTTCGTTTAATAGTTGACTTAGATTGAGCTGCATAAGCATTAATCATGCCAATTTGCGTTGCAGAAGCTTTGCCATACATCGGCATTAATCGTTCTGCTAAATTCCATCTAAGAGCCATTGAATAGCCTTGTGGAAGCACAATATCATCATACAAGGTTTCATAGTTGCTAAAAATGGTAGATGAGAACATATGCATCTCACCTTGGGCTGGATTAGGCCATACAAAGACGTTACCAGTATCCGCATTAGGATTGTAGTAAAGAGCTTTAGGCCAAGGGCCATTCAATGTTTTTAAACCAATTTGATTGTAATTGTCCAAAGATAAAACAGCTACTTGGTAGTCTAAACCGCCATTAGGCACAGCTTGACCATTAGACTGAGTGTTTACCCTTACATAAGCCTGATCAATAAACAATGGTTTTTGATAATAAGCAGTAATAAGTTGAGAGGCTACAGCAGTTGGATAAGTAATGTTTAAGCGATAAGTACCAACTTCATTAACTTGACCACCAGCACCAGTAATAAATTCAACAATCTTAGTGCCAGGCAATATTCCTGTACCTTTTAAAGTCTGCCCTTGGGCTACTGCTCCAGTTGTAAGACCAGTTACAGTCAAAATATTGCCAGTAATTGATCCTGTAAAACTAGCTCCAATATAGTTTGCAGTTGATGGATTAGGGCCAATAGTGTATTGAACCTGACCAGAGATCAAAGGAAATATGATTTCTGTGGTATTAAACACCATCATATCTTCGTTTGACCATTGATCAATTAGGTCATTAAGCATATCAAAAGCATCTTGAGCAGAATCAGCCGTTGGAACTTCACCAGCTTCTAATGCGCCAATATCTTTTAATGCTCTGCTAATAATGTCGATAGGTTTTGTCATTGAACAAACTCCACAATATCTCCAACATTTAAACCATCAACAAAAGTAACAGTTGATGTATTTGTTTCGCTGTAATTTAATGTATTTACTTGTTTTGATCCATTTACAAAAACATATAAAGAATTTGATCCAACTAAATAATTAAATGGAACTGTGCAAACAGTTTGATTTTGAGTGGCAGTTATGTATCCTTCTTGACCTGCAGAAGCCAAACCTTGAATATTATCCATGCTCCAAATTTGGACAAAATTGGCAGTTTGCAATATAAATTTATATGAAACACCGCTTAAAAGCCAAATTTCACTTGGAGGTCTGCCAGCAGAATTTAATACAATTGGATTTGAATTTTGAATTGTTCCTGATGCTGAGGTATAAGTTGCCTGTGGAGTGGATGTTCCTGCCAAATAAGTATAAATAAGACCGCCTGACAATGGAACTCCATCATTGTCAAAAAATTGCCATCCTGCGCCACCTATTGGTGATAAATTAACTGCCATATAAGCTCCTAATTGTTTGGCGTAAATACTTGAGGCAACCAAGGTGCAATAACAGTTTCTTGTTTGTTAAGTTCATTTAACTGTTCTTCTAACCTAGATTTTATAAGGTTTATGCCGTCTTTCATAGTTTCTTGCTCAATCCAAGAAGCCACCATTTCTTCTGTAACTTGATCAAAAGGCACTTTTGCTTCTGTGCCGTTAAACCACCAGTTACCTTCAGTTTCTACAGTTTGATCCTGATCAAAAAGACTGACTTTATATTTAGAATGAGTAATCAGCCCATTTTTGGCTGATATATCAAGAATAGACCATGTATATTTCATTATTTAGCCTTTAATGCGTCAATTTCGGCTTTAAGTTCCTGAATTGCTTTAACTAACAATGGAACAACGTGGGTATATCTAATTCCATATTGTTCTGGATCAGAAGTATCTACCGCTTCTGGCAATACACTATGAACTTCTTGTGCAATAAGTCCAACATCTCTTGGCAAAGAGGGGTCACTTATCCAAGTGTGCGTACCAGCCCTTAAAGTAGATACTTTATCTAAAGCATTGGTTAATTCTTCCCAGTTAGCCTTTTTACGTTCATCCGAAATATTGTTCCATCCTGAAGCGGATGGTGTCATATATACGCCAATACTTTCCGCAGCGTTAGAAATTTGGTACCAATTTTTTCCAGCATCGGTAATTAGTTGAGTATTCCAAACTTGAAC